CACGAAATGCATCCGTGCTCGATGTTTGTCATACCGCAGGACAAGTTCCGCGAGATGGTCAGATTTGCAGTCTCAGCCATCAACTCCACCATCTTCAGCCTGCCAGGCGTTGACGATACAGGCGCCTCTACCCTGGACGACATCGAAAAGCGCATCCAGGAGAACTCTGCCGCCTACCACGTCAACGAGGTAGGCAAGGACTACGCCTTCCGGATTGGCGGTCAGCTGGCCGAGCGACTCATATCAGCCTGGATCGACTGGCAGTATCCACAAGCAACCCAGTACAACATCAACATCACAGAGCAGAAATGATAGACAACGATTCACACAAAGCCGTTCGCCCAACCAGGCGAGACATGCGTCAGGCTGAGATGCGGCGCACAGCTGACCGCAGAGCAGTAAACCCACAGCAAATTTCTCCGCAAATAGTAAATAGATAAATCATTTAAAAATGAAACAGGTAAGATTTATTCCCAACAACTTGTGCGGCCTCCAGGTACGCGAAGCAGAGGACGGCCAGCAGAGCCGCGAGGTGGCCGGACGTGCCATCGTTTTCGGCGTGCGCTCCGTCAACCTCACGCCATGGAGCAGCCGCTACGTCGTATTCGAGGTGCTGGAGCCTGGATGCATCACTCAGGATCTGCTGAAGCGCAGCGACATCGTGTACAACCTGAATCACAACTCCGACGTGCTCAACATCATGGGCCGCTACCGCAACAGCGACAAGGACACCTTGAAGCTCGAACTCCGCGCTGACGGGCTCTACAACAAGTGTGAGCTCCCCATGACCAATGCGGCCAACGATACGCTGGAGCTCATCAAGCGTGGCGACATCAGCGGCCAGTCGTTTGCCTTCGACGTCGACTGGGAGGACACAGAGAATAGTGTCAGTCTGGAGCGCACCGAAGAGACCCTGGACGGCAAGGAAGTATGGCTGCGCCACATCAAGAAGATCACCGGCCTGTACGACGTGAGCATCGTCACGCATCCTGCCTATGAGCAGACTTCCGTCGACCAGCGCGAAGTATCTGATACCATCGAAGCAGCCATCGAGGCTCAGATCAACGGTACTAAGCCCGACAACCAGCGCGAGCAGCACGACGATCTGGAACAGCAGCAGCGTGAAGCAGAGCAGCGAGCCATGCAAGAGGCCGCAGCACGCCGCCGCCAACTTCTCAATATGAATAGCAATTTCTAACATTTACTAACCCCTTTAAAATTTTAATTGGATTATGACAAAGACAAAGACAGAGCTTCAGGCTCGAAGCCGTGAGATCCAGGGACAGCTCTCTGCTCTCAACGACAAGGCTTACAACGAAAAGCGTAGTTTTACCCCCGAAGAGCAGCAGGAGTGGGACCATCTCAGCCGCGAAAAGAATCTCGTCGAGGGTGAGTTGCAGAGTATGCTGACCCAGCGCGAGCTGGCCCAGTACACCGAGCACAAATCTAAGGGCGAGCAGCTCCGCGAGTTGCTGCGTGAGACCAAGAACACCGGCCAGAAGCGCGAGATCCTTCTGAAGCCCGGTACCAATAGCGACGGATCTTCCAACGCCATCGGTAACGTAGAGGCATCGGGAGCCATCACGCTCACCATCCATGAGATGATCCCCACCCTGCATGAGGGCCTCGACCTGCCCGAGTCGCTCAACATCGTAACAGGCGTGACCGGCAACGAGATCTGGCCTGTAAGCGTGAACGACGTGGAGTTCGAAGAGGCCGGTGAGATTGAGGCCCTGGGCGACCAGACTCTCGATTTCGCCAAGATCACCCCTGTGCAGCGCCGTTGCGGTCTGAAGGTGCCCGTGTCTAACATGGCCATCGACAACGCCGCATTCGATTTGATGGCATTCGTGCAGGCCAAGTTCACCCTGGCCCTCCGCAAGTACCTTGCCAAGAAGGTGTACAGCCGTGCTGCCTGGTCAGGCAACAAGGGCCCATTCTCTAACCTGACCCCAACTGGTACCATCACCATCGGTGGCGGCAACGAGTACGCTTCTATCCTCGACGCTGTAGCCCAGTTCTCTAACAAGGGCTTCTTCGAGGGCAATGTGACCCTGATTCTGGACCGTGTAACCGAGGCCAAGCTGAAGGCTACTCCAAAGATCGCAGGCGCTGCTGGCGGCTTCGTGATCGAGAACGGCCTGTGCGCTGGCTATCCCTACATCGTCACCCACTATCTGAACACCGAGCTGAACAGCGCCAACAAGCTGGTCCGCACCTCTGATCTCTGCATCGGTATCGGTTACTTCGAGTGGCTGGCCGTACAGCAGCACGGAGACGTTCGTCTGGTAGTAGACCCCATCACCCTGGCTGATCGTGACGTTACCCGCGTCATCCTGAACACAGCCTGGTCGCTGACTGACCTGTCAGTTTACATCAATGGCGGTGATCCCACAGGCGACAATCCTCCACAGTATCCTACCCAGGCATTCGCCCTCTACACCGTAGAGACAGCTGAAGAGCCCTCGACCCTCTAATCATCTTGCATCTTCTTTGGGATTGGCAGCCGGTGGGCGACTGTAAGCAATCAGACCCCGCCGGCCAATTCCAAAGATAACGTTTAATAACAGTCCACCTGATAGTATGAGCCTACTCACAGACATTATCTTCGTTAAAGCGCTCCGCGCCGACTCCGCGCTGATGCAGCAGCTACCGGCTGGTGATGTGTACAACACCACCATCGGTCTGCCAGATACGGAACTCGACAACGCAGAGGTGCCTTACATCATCGTCCGCTTCGATGGCTTGACCAACGAGACCGAGACCAAGGACGATCCCTTCGAAGGCAGCACCGACAACGTAGAGATCAGTATCGAGATAGCCGCACGGAATCGCCTGGAACTTGGTTCCATTGCCACCCGCGTCCGCAAGGCCGTACACGACTACTGTCTGAACGCTGATCCGGTCGACGGGGATTACAGCTTTGTGCAGATACCTACCGATTACAGCTTCTCAGCCCAGGCCGTGAACTACGACCCCGACAAGCCCTGTCATTGGCAGATACTCAACTATCAATGTGATTGTCCCAACGACGTAATCGTTAATCCAGATGAAACAGAATGATAAGCAGCCCACCATCAAGGCCGGTGTACCCGTCACGATCGAAGCCGACAGCCGCGAAGCAGCAGCCCAGAAGTTGAAAGAGCTGGGCGCACAGGCGAAGGCCGACGGGTTGAAGGCCGTCTCTGGCGGATTCATCATGCCCAACGTCGCTGAAGGCAAGTTCTCAGCGACTATTACGTTTGAATAACTCTAAAAAGATTTCTCTATGGCACTTACAAAAATCATGGGTCAGAACTTCCGCGCATTTGTCAATGGCGACGCCGTCCCCGAAGCGCTTAACTGCAACGTGACCATCACGGGCAACACAGAGGACGCCACCACCTGCGACTCTACCGGAAGCTACGTCCAGGAAAAAGTGGTCACTAAGGACTGGTCCGTCAACGTCGACAGCCTCGACGCCTCGCTTGAATCCATGCGTGCGATGATTACCAGATTTAATTCTGATGACCTTGTGACCGTGGGATGGGACCAGGCAGGCGGCACGCTCAACCGCGTGGCCCAGAATGCCGATTTCGCGCTGGCCGGCCCCGCCATCCTTAATGAGCTGAACATCCAGGCAAATAATCGTACTAACATCCAGGTATCCGCCCAGTATCAAGGTAGCGGGGCCCTGGCATAACTCTTTCGCACTATGGATCAAGGACAACATTTACGGCTTTTGATTATGGAGGGCAACCCTGCCACAGGCAAGGTTGTAGGCTTGAGCACAGACCTCTCTCTGCGACTCTCAGCAGCCACCGAAAACTCCACGACGAAGGATACCACCGACTCCAACGGACAGTACAACGAATACCGCGTGCTCACCCGTTCTGGTGAGATCACCTTCGGCGCTCTCGTCGGAGTGGGTACCGATACAGGCGGCAAGAGCTTTGGCGATTTTGCGAAATCCGTTGGCGACAACCTTGTCGCTTGGAAGATTGTTTTTGTGTCGGGTACCAACAACCGCGTAGTAGGCAAGACCCTCTGCTACGGTCAGGGTAAGCTGGTCAACGTATCATCATCCGCACAGAACAAGCAGATCGCCACCTATACCGGAGGCATCAACACTTTTGGACCTGTAGAAGTCGGCACCGACTAAATACCTTTTCAGCCCGCCATCTCATTTGCGGATGGTGGGTTTTTATTAACCCCCAATCCCTAAAGATATGATCCCAGAAAAAACTATCAAGATCTGCGGCAACGACGTAACACTACGCTATTGCGCCGCCACCGAGACAGGCTATGAGCAGATGGCCTCGAAATCCATCACCGTGTTCCGACCCATCCCCGTGACCAACGAAAAGGGCGAAGTGGTAGAGCTCAACCCAGGACCGGCTGACACCAAGGACTACCTGATACTGGCAGTAGCCGCCATCATCGCCGCCTCTGAGTATAACGGCCAAGAGCAACCCGTCACCATCAAAGACATCCTGTACAACACCACACCCAACGAGGTTAAGCTGATGATCGAGACCATCGTGGAGCTGTCGGCAGAATGGTACAAGACATCTTCAGTCATAGAGCCTGAGACGGAGGCCGACGAGGAATCGCCAAAAAACTGATTTCCGCCCATGAGCTCTACCAGCAGGCCGTGGGCGAGTGCGGAATCCCCTGGAAAGATTACCTATATGAACTGAACTACTGGCAGATCCTGTTGCACATCCGTGGCTACTACCACCGCAACGTGCTCCAGTACCAGCTGCAACGCATGAATGTGTGGGCCTCCATGTTTTGCCTGGGCAACCCAAAGGGCATAATGCCGGAAGACATCATCAAGTTGTACTTTGATAGGTACAAAGATACAGCAGGCCCACAGATCTCCCCAGAGGTACAATCCGAAATGCTGGACCTTCTCGACTTTTACACCGAGCAAAACAAGAAGAATGGCCACGTTTGAGCCATTCTTTTTTTTGTGCTACAGATTACACAAAAACACCCCGTTTTGTCACTTCCGACATTACAAAAGTACGACACGCTACACATAACAAGCACAAAAAGCGCAATAAAACGCACATTTTATCTAAAATAAATGTGTAATTCCTTGCACATTTGCGAAAGTCGTCGTATCTTTGCAACGCAAACAAGAAATTAATAACAATTTTAAAATAAAACGATTATGGTACACAGATTCACAACAACCCCAGAGACAGCTCACATGTTGACTAAGGCCAGCAAGAAGGAGCGCTTTTACTTCCGGACCCTTACACGCACCGACAACATAGAGAAGGTAGAGTGCGAAACCACCGAACCAGGATTTGAGTATATCAACAACAACAATATCAATGTAACGTGGCTATGACAGAAGAATAGAAGCAGCAGACACGCGACGCCATGGGGATGGCTTGGCCTCCCCACCCAATAACATCAAGTCAAATTTAAAACACCCAACAGATATGAAAGCAAAGAAGACAAACCACAGCGAGGAAGTAAAGAAAATGAAGGCGGAGATCGGCGTGCTGATCTGCAAGCGCGATGGATACGAAAAAGCCTGGGTGAACGCAATGAAAATGAGCGACCCGATGCAAGAGGACTTCTGGCGGCTTTGGCTGCGTTACGATACTGAGATCAAGGACCTCCAGCCCATCCTCAAACACCATGAGATTATGGCCCAGCATAAGAAGTACGCGACTCTTCGACGTCTTTTCGACTCTCACGCCTACGAAATCATCGAGGAAAAGAACGATAATACAATAATCGTCCGCCAGATGAAGGCTACAATCACCCCTCAGTCTATGGAAGCGATCAGGAAGAGCTTTGTTGCTGGCGGTTTCGTGGGACATGTGGACAACAGCCTCCAGGAATGGTTCTACGCGACCGACGAGGCACAGCCACTCGAAACAATCCGGAGACACAAGGACGGCATGTGGTACAGACGCGACGGAGCTCGCTTCACCATCGAGGCGCAACCATACGAATTTCGAGATTTCAACTTCTAAACGATAATGGACATGAAAAAGGTTTTCAACATTTACGATATACGCACAGGCCAAGGCGTATTCGTGCAGACAGTTACGAAAGAGATAACAGCCAAGATGATCTGCCGGCAGCAGAACCGGAACGGCGAGAGAAATTACATGTATCTGCAATCAGAAGAATAGGACATTATGGCAGGAACGTGCAGAAATTGCCTAAACGCATACAATCAGCCCCACGACGGTAAGGTGCGATGCATCAATAAAGAATGGCAGCAGCAATTCGAGCCAGGCATCGACACCACCGTCACAGCTGACGAAAGCTGCGGCACCTGGCAGCAACGGAAAAGCAGCCAGAAGCGGATACAATTTCACCAAGCGATACAGTTAGAACTATTTAAATAAACGACATGATGACAGAAGAACAGAAGCAGCAGACACGCGACGCCATGGGCGCCCGTATTACCACCCTCAGAAAGCAAGCAGGACTCACCCAGGAAGAGCTGGCCACCCGTGCCGGTATCCAGCGCACACACCTGGGACGTATAGAAGCCGGCAAGTACGCCGTGAAGCTCGAAACGCTACAGGCCATTGCCACCGCATTAGGTATGACGGTCGACATCATCCATCCCGACCTCCAGGGATTCGTGAAGATGGGATAGCGCTCGAAAAATTACCGCCCCGTGTGGTAGTAATTACGCGCCCACGGGGCAGTAAAAAAGCAGTCCCTTACTCGAACTTTTCAGCCACTTTTCTGAAATCGTTGTGGATGTCCTCCGCAACGATTTTTGCGTATCGTTGTGTCTGGGTGATGTTGGTATGGCCCAGCATCTTGCTGACGTGCTCAATAGGCACACCCTGGCGAAGCATCCAGGTGGCGAACGTATGGCGAGCCATGTGCGAGTGTAGCGGCCTGCTGATGCCACACGCCTCACCCACCATCTTCAGATACAGATTGTACTCTGCATTTTTCATTTGTGGTACCCGCCACCCATAGCGCTCCAGCACAGCCACCACAGGCGGCAGCAGCTGGCTGGTATATGCCACACCCGTCTTGATGCGCTGCCCGATGTTTACCCATACACCGTCAACCTGCTTGTACTGGGTAATATCAAACCGCTGCATATCTCCGTAAGCCATACCCGTGTATGCCTGAATGATGAATAAATCACGCGCTACAGCCATTTTTGAGCCCCGTGTGGGCGCGAATTGCACGATGGCTTGTAATTCTTCATCCGTGAGGTAATCGACGCGCTCACGGTCACCACGTTTGATTTTCCACTTGAGCTTGTCGTATGGGTTGCGATCCAGCCGACCGTACAGCACCGCCCTGTTGAGTAGCGCCTTCAGGCTCTTATGATAGTTGTAGATGGCCGCATCGCTGATGGTTTCAACCGACCCAGACGATTTCGGCAACCGATGGAGCCACACATCCCACGTCACGATGTTCTCGACGCACAGGTCGCACCATCGCTTCATGCCGCCCCAATCTGTCAGCCTGGCAAGCATCGTGCGATAATGCTTCAGGGTACCTTCAGCCAATACCAGACGGTCCACTTCCTGCTCCAACCAATCCAACAGGCTTGTGCTGTCCTCGTCGGCCTGAGTCACCCACACCCTGCGCCTGATCACCGCCACGTCGATAGGATGGCCATCCTGTAACGCTGCATTCACTTCCCTGGCGATGGCGCCCACGATTATCTGTAGGCGCTCATTAAGCACGTCGCTGTCCATACGGTTAATGATTACACCCTGGCGCCACTCACTCTTCCGTACCTTGATACCCGTCTGGATATACACGGCCCGTCTGTCGATTGTCATCCGCACCTCCAGCGGACCTTCAGCCCCTGGCTTCACGCGGTTTCGATGGTCAAAAACTACTGCTGTTTGTATCATACGCTACTGTTGTTTTAGGATGATTACCCACCATCACCAGGTATGGGTAATAAAATGGGTAAACATCAAGTCTTAAATCTACTTAAATCTACCGAAATCTACCATATATGATTTTTGTTTAGGGTAACATGGAAAAGCCCTGTAATACGCAAAAAGTAAGGTGGTGCGCGGGTTTCGGACCATTTGCACCACCTTAAAAGTAGTGATCCGCTTGGGGCTCGAACCCAAGACCCCAACATTAAAAGTGTTGTGCTCTACCAACTGAGCTAGCGGATCGACCTTAAATTAATGCTTCCATTTGAAAGCGG